ACGATGGGAGGCTCCATCGCCTGGTTGATGATAATCGCGCGAGGCGTCTTGGCAGCGGCGTTATCATTCAACTTCTGCATGGCTTGCAGGTAAGTGAGCAAAGCGTTGGGCGGAGTGCCGGGAGTTCCTACCGCATTGGCGACGTTCAAGTACTGAAGCAGACCATCGGCGTCAATCTTGTTGGCAATGCGCGCCATCGCCGGCTTGAGAAACCTGTCGGCAAAATTCTCGATGTTCAGGGTGAAATCTTCCGAGGTGAATGTGGTGTCTACGCCGAACTGCGTGGTAAGCACCAACTGAACTACCGTTTCGATTGCATCTTCTGTGCTCAAACCTTGTCCTGAACGGCCCGTGTATTTGGGCGGCTTGCGGATGTTCAGGATGGTGCCGATTTGAGCGCCCTGCTTGGCAAAGTCTTTGTCGTACTCCCTTACAACTTCCTTGGTGAACGTTAGCTCGTTCTCCAAGACAGGGAGCGACTCCATTGTGACCATGCCAATCGTTAAAAGTTGGTTCAAGGAGCGTCTCCTTCCTAAGAATAGAAATCAGTTTCGATTTCCGTCCCTGGGCGGAGATGCGTTTGGCGCGGAGTGGTCAGCACCAGCGGGGAGTAGTTCTACTGGCTGCGATAGGCGGCCGCAAGAGGTTTTACTGGCCTCAAGTCCTCATTGAGCTTATACGGCAGGTAAGTCTTGCTTGTCAACTAGTTTTTCTAGCTCAAGAATCCTTTCCCTAAGAATTCCTGTTTCCTTTATAAGTTGGTCGATTTTGGCCTGCTTGCCGCCGCGTAGTCGGTTACGTTTTTCGCGTTTAGTGTAATGGTCACGTTGGAGTACTGCATTTGGGATATGCTTTTTTACTTTAAGTATGTTCTCAACCGAATCACTGGAAAGATTTGAAAAGCCGCTCGCTACACGCACCTGAACCGGGGACATATCTTTAATCAATGTTCGCACATCTCCATGATGGAGATTAAACCATTCTCCATTGATGCGCTGTTTCCCGTATTTTTCATGAAGAAGCTTCTCTGTTTGATGATGGTCGTGTACTTTCCAAATTGCGATGACTTCAATGCGAAAAGGAAGCAGAATCCCTAGGTCCGCCACGCGGATAGCAGCATCAATAGACTTTCCTATTTTGTACCAGTGAAATGTTGGGGAACCGATGAGGTAGACGTGTCCAGCCATGCCGTTATTATATCATCTTGCCCTGTATCCTGACCGTATTTGCGACTTCCTGTCGGTCAGATATTCATCAGTGGACTTCTCTTCCTTTGGCTCCCAGCGGTTGCAACAGCCGAAAAACTCAATAGTGCCTTCCACCTTCTTACATAGGCTTGTAAGGGCATCACCGCCCAGCTTTTCATCGCAATTCCCACAATGCGTTGGCCCTGTTTCGACATAGCCCGCTATTTCTTTGCTGATGCGGTGCACTGGCTCAGGTAGCTTGGGCTTTACGCCATCAAACACCCTGCCATTAACGTACAGGCCACAAACTCCATGTGCCGGATTGATTGGACCGTCTACTTCGATACATTTTCCAGTGCCCGACTCGGAGCCAACGAACTTCCAACAATCCCCACAATGCGCTCCCACATGGGAACCTAGCACTTCATCGCCCATGTAGAGCACTACTGCTTTATCGAGCTTCTCCACTTAACGTCTCGTGCCAGTACGTCGTTGCTGTCTGCGTTGCCGGATGTATTCATCCGTATCGGTAATCTCATTTAGGGCCAGTTCTGGCCGCGCAGTACCGCCTGTCAGTCTGGTTCCTGGCTGTGGCGCGTTTGACACAAAGTCGCTGGGCTTGACCGCCAATCGCTCCGCTATTTTGCCAATCTCGATGACTTGCTGGAAGTCATCCATGCGCATCAGATTGCGCGCTGCAAGGTCATTCTCAGGCTTGGCCAGCCAGTAGACCACTTCTGGAGCTGCAAGCTTTGTGATTGCCTGCCGCGCCTGCTCTGACATGGTAAGGCCGCGAACGTGAGCGGCTTGCAGAGTGTCGTTGAAGTCTGGATGACTAACTACAAATGCTTTGCCCCGCTCAAGGAACCTGTCAAACTCTTCTTGGCGCTTGGTATCTGGCGCTGGTGCTGCTGGGGTAGTAGTTGGTACTGCTTGGGCTGGTGCTGGACGTTGTTCTGCCGCCCAAAGTGCCATGGCCGCGTGGTACTCTTCCACGTCTGTATACTCAGCCATCTTGGGCCTAGGCTTAGGCTCTGTACTAGCTGGCTTTGGTGCTTCTGCTGGTACTTTCTTGGCTAGTTCCTCAGCCTTGAGTTGGGCTACTTTGGCATCAGCCTCAGCTTTGGCTGCCTTCTCTTCTGCTTCGTGCTTCTCGCGGGTGAGCTGGTCGATGCGGGCTTGTTTGCCACCACGCTCGCGCTTCTTCTTCTCATCGCGCACTGTCAGGTAAGCGTCTACGGCTTGGCGGTCAGCGTCTGACCCAGGTTCAGGCTGTGCTTGAGGCTCTGTAGTGGCAGGAGGTTCCACCACAGGCGCGGGAGCCACTACAGGTTCCGCTGCTGACGGCTTTGGTTCTTCCACAATCGTAGGTGCTGTGCTCATTCCTCATCCTCTAAAAGCCACATCTTTCCACAATCAAAAAGCCAGTTAATCTCTGAGCATTTCACATCATCCTGCGTAAAAATACCGCCGCTTCTATTCAATTCTTTCTTGGCCGAATAAAGAACAACTACGTATTCCATATCATCGGCGGCTTCCATAGCTTTAGCGAGAGTTTCAGTAACATCATTAAAATTTGTTCGCTTGTCGCTCATCTAATCCTCATACTCTTCTTTCAGGTCGCTAGGATGGCGCACCCAACCCTCTTTTGCTAGGCGTTCCTCTTCTGCTTTGCTGGCTTCAATGTCTACCCCTCCGCCAGTGTCATAGACCACCACCAGCATCGTGCGATAGTGATGCTGCGGGATGAGATGCGGCCCAACAGAACGGCCCTTGATTTCGAGGTCTGCCGCTCCAGCTTCCGGCAAAGGATAATTGGGGCTGGCATCGTCGCCCACAAAGACCGGCTCGGCATCCTTGATGACGTGGCCAAAGATGTTGCGCGGATGCTTGATGGCCGTGTGGTAGAGCACTCGCGGATATTCTGTGGTGTAAGCCATTGTCAGTCCCACTGAACGAAGAACTCTCCCGGCGTGCCCGTAACCGTGAATGCCAAGCCATTGGTGAACGCCATCGGCGCTACAGGGTCTACCCATTGCTGGTTGGCCACTACCGGCACAGCGGCCGCACCAATCAGGGTTTTGTAATTACCAGATGGGTCTGGCCCATCTTTCGCCTGGAATGTGTAGGAAGTCCCAGCGGAAACGCCCGTAATGTTCCTGAGTGCCCCTCCGCCTAGTTTGACTTGGATTGTTCCTGCCGCTCCATTAACCGCTGTTACTGGCATCGCTGGCTCCTTGTGGCGGCGGTGTTTCTGCTTGCTGTTGGTCCGCTGCCTGCTGCTGGGTATTCTGTACCGCTTCATGTTGCTGCTGGTCTTTCTGCAAAGCTAGTTCATGGGCTGTCGAGTGCCCAAGCTCAAACTTCTCGAAATCCATTCTGGCGAGGTCGAGTTTAGCATTGATTCCAGCAACTTCAACCTGTGTGGCGCTCTGGAGCTGCGCAATGGTGATTCTAGAATTGGCTTCTATCTGCTTTTGCTGGATGGTCTGCATCATCTCGGAGTTGTGCTTCATTAGCTCGGTGTTGATTTGCTGCAAGTTCTGCGTCGTCGCTGTGAGCTTCTGAATGGTCGTATCCTTGTCGGTCGGGTCATCGTCCAGCACGTTGGGCGGCACTAGTTTCTTGAGCCTAGCAGCTATGTCCTTTGCTCCTGGCATGTCGCTGTTGCCAACCACGATGTCCAAGCAGGCTTTGGATATTTCGCCGGTCTTGTCCGCTTGGATTAGTTGCATCTGGTCAGCAAAGGCTTCCTGACGCTTGGTCTTGTAGCTTGGCCCTACGTCGATAACCACATCGTAGGTTCCTACACTCAGGTCGTAGACTTCTTTGACATCTTCGTCTTTGAGAGCTTCGGCTGCGTTCTGTCTACCGGCGTGAACGATAACATGATTGGTCGTGCCGTCTGGTTTAATGATTCTTTGGATCCTAGGAGCGTCGTAGATGAATGGGGCGGCGTCCAGAATAACTCGCCCGATGTGCCTAAGAGTGCGAGATAGATTGTCTGTGAAATTAAGGTTGGTAAGTCCACCTTGTTTTTGGAGCAAATCAATGGCTTTACCAGACTGGTCCGTTTTGGTTTGTCCGAGTGATGGCTCATATATCCCCGTTACGCTCTTTAAGTCTTGGTCCACAGCTTGCGACATTGCCAGTATCGCTTGAATCGGCGGCTCGAATTGATTGCGCGTTGGCAACGATGGCGCAGGCTGTCCCGAAGTAGTAACCACATCGGCTTCAAGGTAGGCATAGTTTACGAGGTTGGCGTTTTGCCATTTCCCGTCTTTGAACTGCCCTTTCCATCCAACCCAAGGAGCCTTCGGAGCCAGAGCGATAACCTCAGCAGCATAAGACCTAAAATAATTAATGGACCGCTGCGCATCTTTGCCGTTTCTAACAATACCGTATAGCTTTCTTTGACCATCAACATCGAAGTCCTCCCCTAAGCATGGAATGAGTGGTATGTAACCAATAGTTCCTGGGAATGTGTAGCTATCGATGACTTCCAGCGCATTCATCACGTCGCATTGAATGGTGCATTTGCGCCATTTGCGCTTGGCCAATATCTCTGGCTTGGTGGCTGCGTCCATCTCGGCCGTCATTTCGTTGTAGGTCTCGCGGTCCATGATAGCCCCGCCCTTAAGCTGGTACAGTTGCGTATCTTCCCACTCCTTGTGCCAGTACTCGGCTACGCGGATGGTCTTGCCATCGCCCCAGCTAGGGAAGTTATTGCCTATCGAGGTAAAGTCGCTGAGAGTCGCCAACGCTGTCTTGCTGAACTCTGCTTTATACTCTGCAAAGGGATAATCGCAAATCTTGAACTTCCAGTTGGCGTCTGTTTCATCCGCCCAGGTGCTTGCCGGGTCGCAATAGACCGTGAAAGGGTTCTTGATGCGCCGGATGTATAGCTCTTGGTCAAACGTTCTGCCAGGCAGATATTCAGCACATAGTTCCAAATAGCCTTTCCCGCTGGAAACCATGTGCTCGAAGGCACAGTCTATCGGCACTTCCGAGTCGCTGTTGACTTGGATATGCCGCACGATACCTTCCCAGACCTCAGCAGTATCCACATCCGCGCCATCGCCTACTGGCTTGACCACGATGGCTGGTCGTTGCGCTCGCTGCTCATTGACAATCTGGCTCTTGATGGCCGGCATCCGGTTGATTGTTAGGCAAGGCCGATTCTCTTCTCCGCGCTGCTGCTTGGTTTCTGCCGGCCATTGCTCGCCGGTCAGGAAGCGTAGGTCATCTAAAGCCTCGCGCCGGAACTGTGATTCCGCGTCTACCGCTATTTTGAATCGCTCACGCGCTAGGGCTAATAGGTCTTTGTCGGAACCAGAGGCTTCACTGGCGAGGTATTCAGCGATGCGGGTGGGAGCTTCGGAGACGTAGGCCATCAGTGCTTTACTTGCGCTTCGTCATGCCAGCTAACTAATTGCTGCACAGCAGGATACAGGAACTTATCAATGAAAGCTGATGGCTCCTGTTCAAAATCCTCATCGTTCAGCGTCATGTGCACAGCGCGCAGCATCTTGTACTCGCCGTCTGTCTCGGAGACTTCGCCTAGAACGATTCTCATGCTTGGCTCCATGGCCCGCTTACCGCTCGATTGACGAAAAACTCTTGCTCCAGCGTGGGCTTGCCTAGCTTAGCCGATACGTCAAGGCTTGGAATCTTGCACAGGATGTCAGCCTCGCGTACCAGATGGAGCTTGCTGTCTTGCTTGTAGCTCAGCGGGCGCTCCAACGGGCCTTTGCCGTCTGCTCCTGTGCCTTTGTTTTCGGCGGCTGCGAGGTCATTCCACTTGCTGTTGAACAGCACGGTATCACCTGGCTTGACTTCCATGCGCTCGCGCCAGCCATCTATCCAGTGCCAGCCGCAATCATAAATCGGTCGTCCCTCAATCTTTTTGTCAGTCGCATAAATGCCCTTCCACCATTCGCCAGGATGCCACTTCCCCGGCCCCACAGATAGGACCACCCCCTTTATGCCTTTGGGCGCATCCGTCAGCAAGATGACGCTAGGCTCCTCTATGCGCTGGATTAAAACTCGGTCGTCTAACGGCTGAATCAATGCCCTTTCCCTTTCTCGTAGTGATGCGTAACGCTCCCATGCTCGTGCGCGGTGAGGTTGCCAGCTACCTTGCCGGTGTTGGGCGTGCCATCTATCTTCTTGCCGGGATGTGGCTCGTGATGCGGGGTGTGCAGATGGTCAGCTACGTGTTTCTTCTCCATCGCTGCTCCTTTGGCTGTCTCTTTGTTGCCGTGCATGGCGCCGATGGCATTGAGCGTGCCATAGACCGCGTGTGGATTGTTGGGGTATTCAGCTTTAAGCTTTTTCTCTAAGAACTTCGGCATGGTCCATTGCCTCCTTCTCATTCAGCAATAGGAATTTGTAAGGGTCGTCCACCTCTCCAGCTCGACATCGCCAATGCTTCTCAAAGAATGCATCCAGTTGCTCATCGAACGTTCTATCGCTGTGGTTACGCGTGGACCAAGCATCGCCATAGCGCTTAGCGAGCATGAATCCATCAGGACATTCTGGGCAGCATAGATAGAGCCTGTCATTAGCCATCTACACTCCCATCCAGCCGCCTAATGGTTTGCGCGCTGGCTGCTGGCGGTTATCTTGCGCGTCTGGCGGCGCTACGTCAACAGCAAAAGTCAGGCAGAGCGTGTCTCCACAGTCCGGTGACCGTAGCCCGCGCTTCTTCATCATCTCTTTGGCTTCGAGTACGACTGAGCCATGTGCTCGCTTGCCTTGAGCGTAGTGGAATTGTGGACTGGTCAGGTCGCTAGCTAACTCCTCATCGTCTGGTATCTGCGCGCCGCCATCAAGCCAAGATTTGCACTTACCCCAAGTCTCCGCTCTACGATTAAAATATTTAACGCTGTCATACGCCGATTCACTTCCATCAAAGGCAATGACCTCGTACCCAAGAGACTTACAGTAATCAAACACCCCACCGCCGACTCCTCCGGCATCAATGATAGTAGCTCCGGGCTTAAGCTCGGATATTCTTGCAATAACGCGGTTCGCAGTAAATTGGGTATCTCGGTTCCTGAACTTTTCAAGCTGGACATATCTCCTCCCTTGCCGATAGCCTAGAACAGTCTGGTCGTCGCCAAATCTTGCCACGTCGCAGGCAAGGATTTTAGGCAAATACTCGTAACCTTCTGCTTTGTAATGCCTTGCACGGTATACGGAATCGCTGGAGATGAACTGAGTGTCACCCTGGCGGGGAAACACTCCCCTAACTCGGACTCGGAAGAAATCGCTATCTTCGCCCTCGTCCTCTTCCCATTGCTTGTAGAGAGCTTTGTTTGTCCCCTCGACAGTTCGACTGTCAATATGACGGTTTCGCCAGCGATGCGCTTGCGAGCCAAAGCACTCAAAGAATGGCCCGTCATTGAGAGTGGGATTACCAAACACAAGCCAGAGGATGACTGTGTTTTCATCGGTTAGCGCTCCTTTGGTGACTTCCCAAATGGGCCGGCTGATTGCGCTAGCCTCATCAAAGATGACGAGTATGAGCTTGCCTGCGTTGTGAAGCCCTGCGAAAGCTTCAGTGTTATTGTCTGCCCAAGTCTCGAAATCACAGCGATAATTCGCTCTATACTCTGTATCCTTGGTGCTAACGCGAGTTGCCTGCACTTCCCATAAATCATGGTCATGCGCCAGTCTAAACCACTTTGCGACTTCCGGTTGAGTTTTCGAAGATAGCTGATTCCCAGTATTTGCGGTGACAATACAGCGAGCTTGCGGCCAACAACTCAATGCCCATTTCAATACCATCGCTACGAGGGCCGATTTACCTATATCATGCCCCGATGCGACCGCCGATTGATATGGCATGAATCTAGTTTCTGGGTTGCGAAGATGTTGACCAATAGCATCAAGTTCTTCGGCTTGCCAAGTGCGCGGACCTGAACTGTTGGCTAATTCACTTGTTCCCCAGGGGAAAATTTCTCTCACATAGCCAAGTGGGTCATACATGCACTCGGCAGCTAATTGCGTGGCTGATTCTACAAAATCAACTTGAGGATTGGCGGCTGGCAAGTAATCTTTCCCTAGCCTTCGTCAGCATTTCTGTATAGCTGATTGAGCCAGTCAGTTCAATACTTTCCTTGGGCTTGCCATAGCGATACTCCAGTAGACGCAACATGACCCCAGCTTGGACCTTCTCTGATTCGCTCTCTAATAGCGTTAGAAGCTTTTCGATGGGGTCAATTTGTCTGAATACTCGGTCAACAAACTCTTGTACATCTCGCGTAAGCTTGTTCTGCGAACCTTTCCTGCGCCCGCCTGTCTTTTTGCCGAGAGCCATCTAAAATTGTCTATTTTAGAGTTCGGTAGGCCAAAATCCGTTCTATTTGTGCGTAGAATTGCTCCAACGTTTGGTCTGACTTCATTACATTGCACAAATAGCAGCATGGCACACAGTTGCCGAGGATGTAGCCCTTGGCGCTGTCTACACGGTCTAAACTAGCTCCTCTGCTTTTCTCTAGGCTCGCACCGCAATAAGTACAGAGTTTATGTTCTACGAGTTCTGTATATTGCTCAAAAGTAAGGCTTAATTCAATTCCACGAAACTTGCACTTACTTTTAAGGCCAGCCCAACGATTTGATATTTTGGCGTCATAATCAGGATGAGCAGCGCGGAATCTCTTACATGATGCTGCTTTGTAGGCTCGATAGGCTGGGTCATCTTTCCAGCGTTTCTGGAAGTTGATGGTGGCTCGTCGCTTGGCTTCTAAGCTGCGCATCTAGGAGGACCTATTTCTATGCTTATTTGCGCTCAATAGCAAGTTCTAGTACCAGCTTATTTCTCGCGCTCCCCGGTTGGGCCTGGAACTTGGGGTGGCGTGGGGCGCGACCAGTCCCATATTCCCTGATGGCCGACTGCTTCTATCGGCGGGCTGAGCTTTTCGATTAGCGTGCAGAACCAGCCAAATCGTCCCATCTCGAAATCGCCGTAACTTCCTTCTGGGTACAGCATAATTTCTCGTTGGAATGCCTCGGTGAACTTCTCGAATTTGTCCAGCTTTACGATGGCAACTATGCAGCCGCGCGGAATCGTGAGCGGGTCATATCCCCATTGGCGAGAGCAGGTGTTGTCAACTCGCTTCGTCGCGTGAATCGCTACTTCTTGGCCTATTAGCCACGCTGGAGGTCGCCAGTGCCGCGTTTCAATCTTCTTGCGCCCATCAGCCATCAGCGAGGCCCAAGGTTGCCACAGAGACAACGCTTTCATTTGCTCTCCTCCTCCGCTCGCAAGGAAGCTGGGGGCGGGGCTGCACATCTCCAGCTACGAACATAGCAATCTGGATTTATAGAGCCGTCACTCTTCAAATAAACCCACCTTGTAGGCCACCAGAACGGGCCAACACGTAGAGCTTTTAGGGCCTCTGGATATGGGCCTGGAACTTGGGGTGGCGTGGGGCGCACCTTAAAATGCCTTTATCCGCTCTGCCAAAATACCGCTGTATACTTTCATCGCGTCGTACTGTCGCTCCAAACGGTCGCGCTCTTCTGGACTAAGAGAACCGAAAATCTTGGTATCTAGTCCAAAGCAAAATGCATGTAGCTTTTCCAATTTCCCATCTAGTTCCTTTTTTTCTGCAATTACTCGTTCTTGATGTGGCTGCATGATTTTCTCCTTGTGGTCGCGCTCAGGCCATGCGCATCTTCCGCACAGTCCTGGATTCGCTGGCCAATGTTTGAAATTGTCGCAAACTTTCTCAGCTTGTCCGTAACTCACTTCTCCTCCTCCGCTCGCAAGGCCAGATACCACAAACCAATAGTCCCGCCAAGAAGGATAGCAATGCTCAAGAACGCGAGAGGAAACGAAGCAATCCATAATGCTGTTCCCAGTGGCTCACGAACGTGAATTGTGTAGTCCACCCACCACTCAGACACATAGCCTATAGCAAACATCCAGCTAATCGGGAACACAATACCGAGCAGTCCGAAGATAACTCTCATTTGTCCTCCGCTCGCAAAACTGGCTCGGCCAATAAGTCCTCACCTTTCTTGGTTCGCTCTATCCATTTGTCGAACACCAATTGCATGAAGTCCCCAAGTGTTTTGCTGTGGCTATGAGCTAGTGGCACGACCCAATCTTTGTCCTGTTCTGAAATTCTGATGACTATACCGGACGTGAGCGTGTGCGCTTCATCGGCATCAACAAGTTTTTCCAGCGTGTCGAAATCTCGCGTCTTGCCTCCACATAGACTGCGGAGCACTTGGTAGGCGCGGACTTTCCTCGACTGCTCAAGATGGAGTTTATTTTCAGAATCAACTAGCTCGTTGAAACGCTCAATGGAAAGCTGCATGACCGTGCTTGTTTCCAATTCTACTTTGGTGGAGTGCTGCATAAGCACCGCTGGCTCGGCAGGCGTGCGGCCTTCTTCAATAGCCGTGTTCCGGATGTGCCTGAGCATTTCGTTGGCACAGTTTATTGCCTCGCTTAGAGTCGCGCCGTTTGCTATACCACTATGTGCTCGGTCGGCATCAATGTCCACGTACCAGCGATTCTCTATTTTGTAAATGCGAAGATTGTATTCGTCTGTGGGCGGCGCTGGCGTGGGCGCGGCGAGCACGCGTCGCGCGTTGCTCAAGGCTAAATCCCATGTTGCTCCCCGATACTTCATCCCGTGCGCCGCTGCGAACTCAAAGATTGGTTGCGTGTCGGCGGCTACTCTATCTAGCTTGTCAACCAACTCTTGTAGCGCTTCCCGCAGTTCCCGCTCCGGTGTCATGGCTTGCGCTCCTCAAACTCGTAATCGCCTTCCCATTCTTTCGGGTCGATACACGCTGCTTCGCCAAAGGTACAAGGACCGCAAAGCCCTGTCAGCGAAACAACCGGAGACGCATCGCAGTTTTCGCATCTCCGCGTGTAATCAGCGTAGACTTTCTCGATGCGCTTGCGGGCCGCTGGCTCCTTGGGATGGGCTTTCATGGGCGCACCGGATGTGCTGCTATCCAAGCCTCGATACAGTCCTGAATGGCTTGCGCAAGCTCTTGCACTGGCTGCTCGTCCTTGCGCGGCGAGCCTTCCAAAAAGTAAAACGCCAACTCACCACATTTCTCATCATAGGAATATTTCATTTCACTTCCTCCCGTTTCCCGCCCCCGCTGCCCAGCCATTGCTCCATGAATTGCTTGGCCTTGCCGCGCTTTACGTCGTTAGTGCTGAACCTGAGCATACGAATCCCCAGCATGGTCGCTGTGTTAGACTTCTCGTTGTCTGAGCCATAGCCAGCGCCATGCTTGCCGGCAAAATAGCCGTCCACCTCTATCCCGATTCCGTAATCCTGCAAGTAGAAATCTAGCCTCCACTTGCGCTCTGGACAGACAGGCTCTTGCTGGCGAAACAGCACACCCAATTCTTTCAAGTGAATAGCGAGCAAGATTTGCCCTTGATTCATACCTTGCCCCACCGATGCGCATGGAGTCTCTTTATCTGTTTCTCGCGGGAATTGAGGTATTCAACCCTTAATTCGACTCGTAGCTCCTCTTTTGCTTTCCAGACCGTCTCCAGCGCGGCGTACAGGGCCGCATCCTGCCTTCTAGAAGCCTTCCACCACGCCCAAAGGTGATGCCCAGCCCTGATTAGCAGCAGTTCATGCGGAGCCGTGGCCCGATTGTCTAGCCGCTTATCCCTCATCGGCCTAAACCTCGTACCAGCGCGCAAAGGTTATGCTCTTGGCTGCCTGTCAGGTCCGGCCAGCGCAAGTTATCGCTCTTGAGTGGCGGTCTAGGCTTGTAGTAGCGTTGCTCCTGATAGTGCTTCTGGCAGCGCCCCTTGGCGAAGAACTTCCGCTTACAGCTTTGGACTCTGCACCGCTGCATCCCTTGGGCTTTGCTCATGGCCGCTCCTCGCTCACTATCCCAAACTCTTCTCGCGAGCCCTCATGCGCTGCTTTCACTGACTAGGCAACCACTTTGCAGTTATGCCCATGCGCCTAAAACGCTCTCGAGTAGCCTCTGCAAACACATCGCGTATCGCGTCTTTGTCCTCGAGTTCCTCATATTGTTTGCCTGTCATGCGCGGCGCAATCTCTCGAGCGATAGGCCGAATCACATTCAGGATTGGTTCTTGCTGCACGAATCGCCCTGGGTTTTCTGGCGGGAATCGTTGCTCGGGCATTCTCTGATGAAAGTCCGAGAGCTTCGGCATGAACTGGCACTCATTTAGGCATCGCTCGAAACCTTGTGCGATTTGATATGTGGTGCAGTTCCTCAGCGCATGAGTGAAAATCTCGAGCTGGTCCTCAGAAAGCTCAACTGAGAAATGCCTGCTAAGTTTCTTGAGCCACTCCAGAATGCAGTCGACGGACCCTTTCAATGGCTTCATCTGTGTTCCTCGCCTTTTGTTGAGAAGCGCTGACTTTTTTGACAACTTGCGGAGCGTCTTTCCAGCGTCTTTTGTTGAGCCAAGTACTTGGGTATGGTATCTTGTCCATATCCTGCCATTGCTCAGTTCTCTTCCAGCATTCCAGTCCGGCCAGTATTTCTCCGAGATTTCCATCAAGCATTCCTTTCACCCAAACCTTGAGCGCCTCGAGCCTGTCTACCTTTTTGGGGTAAGCATTCCAGAACTGATAAAACTCTTCGCTCCCTAGCGACCCCACGCTTTTCGTGGGGAGAGGTTTTATCTTCTCTACTTCTATATCTACTTCTCCTTCTACTACGCACCCCGGCGTGTTTTTAGTTGTAACTTCTGCCGCACCTTGCCGTGTTTTTCTGCGCCATGCTCTCTGACGCATGTACTCGGATTGATACTTAGCCCAACTCAAAATCTTTACGGCGTACAGTTTCGGAGCTTCTTCTCGAGTCACGACCAACTCAATTTTCCCCTGTGATTCAAAGAGCCTGAACGTCTCGAGAATGTCCACCGATGCATCGCCAAGAATCCCCGCATAACGGTCAAGCGGATACCCAAAGAGACTCGAGGGGTCATCGCCAGCGCAGACAACTCCAGGCACTCTCGAGCGACCCGCAAGCGTCAGCAAATCAACCCAAAATGCACGCTGACCACCAGACATTTCATACCGGCTTGTGCCATCCAACCATTCCGGCACCCAAAGTTTTATCCAGCTACGTCCCATAGATTTGTAAGCTTCGGCCATATACTCGCAATAGTGCGCTCACAAAGCGAACCATGTCAAGCAAAATCCCTCATTTGGATGCCTCGCGCTTGTCAAGCAAAATTCGCTGAGGCTTTAGCCTTGTCATGTTGGCAATAACCTTTTTAACTTTCCTTGCGCGTCGCTGATTCGGCCAGCGTCCCCAATGCAGACAATCTCTCGATTTGTAATGCGGGTCTGAGCTGTAGATGCAACTTCCAAGAAGTCTTTTCATTGCGATTCTTCCCACGCCGTGCGTAACGGACCTGGAGGTAAATCGGTAGCAACCATGCTCTCGCCTACTTTGTCAGCGCAGGCTTTGTGCATCGGCAATCGCTGGTTAGGAAACCACGAACACATGATTGTTGCCACGCTCTCGCCAAGTAAAATCTCTTTCAGGAAGTCATCCCCACACAAAGCACATTTGCCGAGAGAACCACCCGGCCTCGGCATACTAAACGTTGGTGCTAGTTTGTCTCGCATGTACTCGCTCTACAGTTGCCTTGCGCTGCTCAATCCATTGCCTGCAAGACTCGCAATAGTCGCCATTGTTCTCGCACTTGCACTTATCGCGCGGCCAGCCTAGCGAGCAAATCATGCACGTATAGCTATTCAGCGAAGGACCACCGCAATACTGGCATTTCATTTTCCCGCTCATTGGCTCAATCAGCTCCTCTTTCCTTGCCGCTGGGCGCGCGGAGTTAAACTTCCACTCGTGTATTTTCTGCCCCAAAATCCGTATATGGCAAAGCCTTTATCCCGTCAGCGGTGATGCGTGCAGCTTTCCGTGTTATTTGCATAACCTCATCACGAGTAAGACCATTTCGTGAGCGCACCAAAACTTTCACTGTAATCCTAACTTCTTTATCATCGGCAACAATCAATGCTGCTTTTTTCATAAGAACTTTCCTCTCTTTGGTTTGTTGACCCATCGCTTAAAAACCAAAAATACAGAAGTCCAACCATGTTTCTCTTCTAAGTCGAGCATCACGTTAACGGCATGTTTTATTTCTACTTCACGCTTGCGCAGTGTAGCTTTTTGCTCAGCGCGAATAGTTTTTAGGCTCATCGTTTCACCCTACCAGTGCAAAATGAAATGCTCAAAGGCCCATGAACCCAACGCTCCTAGCAGCGCGCCAAACAAAAACCCTTTCCAGTCCCACCAGCTTGGCGCATAGCGCCCCGGCTCCCGGCGCTTCAAGCCTTGCCCGCTCCAGGTCATCATGTGATTGCCTCTTCCTCTTTCTTTGCCCAGCGGCTCCAACTGATTTGCACGTGCTTGTCTTTGTGGCATAGTTCGCACAACCAGATTAGGTTCACTTCGCACCAGCATCGCTGCGCACCAAGCCCGCCAACGATGTGATGCAGATGGCCTGTCTCGCTGCAATAGCGCCCGCATTCTGCGCAGCTATAGTTGTACCAGCAACGAATACGCTCCCGAACAGCGCCTACATCCTCGCCTTTGAGATACACGCAAGCGAATCTCTGGCCAGGATGAATGCGCAGCGACACATAAGACCGTGGGTCTTTGAAATGCGCCCTAGCTGTGGCTTCGCGGTCTTTCTTGTAGGTTCTCGGCATATTCGCGCTCAGGTGATTTCGGTACTTTCAGCATGGGCCATCCTCGCTATGCTCTCGTCCGGCAACGCTCGCAATACATCCAGCATCAACTGGAAAGCAACCTGAACATTCCCAGCACATTCCTTGTAGCGCGAGAACTCACCGGCAAAGTCCGAATATGTTTGCGCTGTATCTAGCTGGACTATCAACCTTGTGCGTCCCTCGGTGTTCTTGACCCGCTTTTTAGCTTCCAAGCGTGGGAAAATTACCTTCACCGGCTCCGTGCCAGCAACCTTGTGGTTGGCTTTAAGCCATTCCATGCGCGCCAATTCTTCATCGAATGAAGGCAAGATTACCTCCCGCGTTCTCGCCTTCGCGTGTTTTGATTAGCATTGCGGCAAATCCTACATCCTCTCATTACTGCGCCATTCCTTCTTTTGCTGATGTTTAGGAATGTGTTTTCGGAATTAAATTCATGCCCGCGAATACAAAATCTCTTCTGAGCGTTAACAGCGGCTATCCCCATTCCGCGAAGGATATTTTCTTTAAGTGTTACAACCTCAAGATGGGCAGGATTGACACACAGGCGGTTACGGCATAGGTGGTCGATGTGCATTCCTTTGGGGATGCGTTCTCTGTGATGTAATTGCCATGCGATTCTATGGGCAAGTTCATACGCATGGCCGTTCACCTGAAGCCTTCCATATCCCTTACCGTCAGGCGGAGCAATCCAATTCCAGCAAGTTGGAGTGACCTGCACCTTGCTCCAAAACCGCTCCCTAAAATCGGTGTTGCATTTCATACCTACTCCACTGGCTTCAAAGCCTTCAACATGCCCCCTCTTTGTTCAAATAAGTATTTGAACGCATCCAGCCCTTCAGCATTGGTGCGCACCGTCGCTCGGCCCACCTTCTTGTCCACGTGCTTGATGCCATGCTTGAGCAGGATGTCGGAGTTAGCCTGCATGATGTAGCTGTCCCCGCTAATCTCGAACAGGTCACGCTCCAGCGCTACGCTGAAAAGCACTATCGGTTTGTCAGGTGGCTGTTCCTGCGATTCGGGGGCGGTTCCAGCTATCTTCTCCTTGAGCTTGGATAGTTTGGCCTTGCCAACCGCTTGAGCGGCCTCTGTGGTGCCCGTAGGCTCATTACTGGTATCCTCTGGGTCATCGCCAGTGGGCAGCAAAAAGAGCTTCATTAAGAGATATTTTTCTGACCCTGTTATGGCGACGTACACGCCTTTATCACCGGGGGATTCTGAGCATCCGGGGATGTCGCACACAAATTGTTCCCCTGAATCTCCGTCTACCACGGTCCAGCGCATGACTACATCGGTGGCGTAGGAAGTTTTTACATAATCCTTCATTGGGCGAGTAAGCGATGTTCGTGTCGTACTTACTAGCGTTGGGAAGATAATCACGTTGCGCTTGGCCAACTCCGGGCGAATCTTTTCCGCAATGTCAGCCTCGGTAACGTAGTGATAGCGTTGCGCCTCGTTCCAGCCTGTCTTTTGGGTGTAGCCTACAGCGGCCATGACTTCGCACAGCTTTTGCACGAGGTTCTTGGCCTTGGGCGTTTCCAGCACTGGCTCTGCGCCGTTAGCTTTGCTGGCTTGTGGCTCGCTCATGATTTGCTCCAAATCTCAGCTTTTTTCAATGCGTTACAGGCTGGACAAATGCAATGTTTCGTGTGGTTTAGCTGTTCCACTGCTTCTTTCAATGCAGCGGCAATAGCCTCAAGCTCCGCCTTGCTGAATGCCACGTAGCTGGTCGTTTCCATTTTCTTCCTCCCATTTCTACGCAAACCGCATCACGCGATACACTATTTCTGTTAGCTCGGCGCTGGTCACTGGCCGCTCGGCAAAGTAGGGCGGCTTGTTGTCATTGGTTTTCTCCTAAAATTCGGTCCTTGCAAAGCTGGAGCGCGTGCCGCCAGAGAAAGCCGCTCGTCTCGAAGCGTACATGCCAATCCCAGCCTAGGTCTTTCATCACATGCTGCTCGGCGCGTAGCACCACCCGCCAGCCGCAAGAGAGAATCCTATCAGCTTGGCTGAGGGCGCGTTGCATACGGTCCTCTTCGGCTTGCAACTTGGCGTCATCGGCCCTGTCTATCATGTCGTCTACTTCTTCTGGGCTGTGCCACTCATGATTCAATTCATTCTGCCAAGTCGTCATGGCTTCCCTCCGTTGGCTTCCGCGATGGGCTTCTCAAGGCTTTGGAAGTACAGGTCCAGCGCAAAGTTGAGCAGCCAGGAAATCGTGTGGCCATTTGCCCTAGCGATGCGGCGCAGTTCCTTGTAGCGGGTCTTGGTCACGCGCACCGGCACTGTCTCAGTCATGCGATGGTCTTTCATCAAAAGCTCTCCTGTATCGTGATTCCCGGCATGTCGTGAGCTAGATGCTTGTGGCGCGGGCAATACCCTGTCATGCAATCAGGCCGAAGCGAGTAGGTCTGCGTGGCATGGTCTAGCTTGGTTACGCGCCACAGGCAACGATTCACAGGGCAGAATCTGTCTGGGTGCTTCTCTTTGTCGAGTGCAACCTTTGCTTGCATGTTCATGGTGATTGCAAAGTAGCATAATGTAGTATTCTGTGTCAAGAAAAATCAGCAGGCAAGGCAAAGAAATATTCGCCAATTTGACACATATAATTCTTACATAGGTCATGGTACTATGCGCCATGCTCTATGCCCTTCTTGGGAATCCTAAAACGCGCCGAGTTGTATACGGCCATCTCTTCAAGGAGCAAAAAGGGAAGTGTGCTATTTGCGGCACTGAACGCGCTATTGATGCTCCAAAATGGATGAAACTACTAATAGACCATGACCATGAAACCGATGAAGTTCGTGGTTTATTGTGCCAATCCTGTAACATCTTAGTGGGGCGTTTAGAGCACCGATTCGTAGAAAAAGCTTTGGATTATTTAGCTAAACATTCACGGTAAGATTTACATGGAAAAGGGCTGCCCAGCCTTCTCGCTGAACAGCCCCTCCGGGGTCGTACTCCCTCGGTCCTCTTAGGCTTTAGCGCCCTAAGACCTCGATGCTCGTTACAGGATGGATTTCTAAATGCCCATGCTGCGCGTCCAGTACCCAAACGCCTGTGACTTTGACATGTGCGCCGATTGGCGGGAGTTTGATTTGCTGCGAGAAGCCCTTGCGGAAGGCTACAGCGTCAGGTTGGGTGCTCTTGTAGATGTAGATTGGCTCGATGACAAGATTTGAATCTTGCTCAGACCTATTCTCAGCGTTGAGGTATTGCTCCTGCCCAGCATCGAGCTTTAGCCAGCAATGGCCGTCGCCATCCTTCTCGTGACGACAGCCATCACCAGTTTTCCCATGGGAAGCGTCTTGCCAAATTCCAGTTACGCTCACGCACGCCTTCTGGACGTGTAGTCGCTGGGCGTGATAGATGTGCTTGGCCAGCAACGGGTCACAGGTCTGACTATGGCAGATGCTTGGTAACGCCAGCAATGCCAGACTTAACAGCAGTTTCCGCACTTTGCGTCTCCTTAACAAACAAACCCTTTATTTTGCGCCCCACGGCCGGCGTGAATGCGCCCACCACAAAGCCGATGCACAGCCCGACTACCTGTCCTGCTAGATAATGGCCCATCGTTGCCTCCTATTGATTTAGCTGGAATGTTTGAAAATTCTGTACGTTTCCTTGATACGATTGGGAACTAACGCTGCCATAAATATTGCCCTGGTAGTATGTCCATTGCGGCCAGATGGCTGGCTGAAATACCGGTCTAGGGTAGTAAGGATATACAGCCCAAGGATAGAAATAAGGAAGAGCCACATATTTCCCACACTTTCTACAACAGCCGCAATGGTCGCAGCGTTCGCATTTGTCACAAGCTCCGCAGTTTTTGCAATGGTCGGTATGTTCCATTATCCCTCCTAGTCACTTACAATGAGAAGTTGCGCACACTGCTACCGCTCCGCCTATTGCGCCAATTCCGATGTATTTCAACGCCTTCACGGTCCTGTGCCAAGTCGTGCCGCCTTTTGCTTCCACGGCCAGCGCAGTGTTCTCTTTCTTGAGCGAGTCTATCTGTAGCTGGGCGAGGTTGGCTTGTGCTTGCCTGTCTGCGGCATCGGCGGTCACTTTGCTGAGATTTAGTTTGCAAGTCTCGCAATCTTGGATGTAGGATTTCGCTTGTGGGAAATCGACTTGCGGTACTTGCACTACGGATTGTGGGTTCGGGTTTGCTGCTGTGGGCGCTGGAGTCACAACTGTCAAAGGCTGTTTCAGCCCCATCAGTGTTGATACCAGCTGCGCTATTTGGGCCGGCGTTGCTGCTGCTTGAAATTGTCCTTGCAAAGATTTCAAGGATGCTTGATAAGTTGCATCCCGCGCGTCCATCTGCTTCGCCAAATCGCTGACTTGCTGGGCGTAGGTGGCTTGGTCTTTCTTTGCGGTATCCACTACTGCTTGCGCTACAGCCTGTTGGCGCACCTTGTCATCATGCTCTTTTAGCGCAACTACGCCAATTAGGAGCGCGACAGCGATAGCCCCGACTTCCAGTCTCGTTTTAAGTAGGGGTAGCATCGGGTGGCTCCGGTACTGGCGGCAACTCCCTCACAGCTATTCCTGGGAAGATGAGCACCAGCACCTTATCGAGTACGCTGTCAGAAACCCAGCCAAATATCCCGCATAGCCCCATCTGCATGGCGAACGTGGGCACCCAAGCATCTAAGTTGATTACCTTGGGATTCTGCCACACGAGCATAAACAAGCACAGCGAAATAAACCAGCGTAGCGCGAGCGGAGGCCAGCGCAACTTGAAGTAGTCTATCCAGCTCTGCAAGCCATTGAGCCGTGACTTGCTGGCGATGAATGCCGTGCAAATTACCAGCAATACTTGGCCAGTCATGTAGGAGCCAAGCAGGAGCAAATAGGCCAGCGCTGGATGGTCGTCTAGCATTTATTTCTCAACCCATTTTTTATATGGAGTCGTGAATTTCTTGGCGTTACAGTGACGGCAAGCTGGGACCAGATTAGAAGCCCATTGAGTGCCGCCGCGAGAAAGAGCGATTTTGTGGTCCTTGGTGAGCGTTAATAGAACTAGAGCTTTCTTGCAATAAACACATCGCCATCCAAAATATGTGACCCGCTCAAGCCATTGGTAATGAGTATGCGTGCCGAGAGCATTGCGCTTTCTTCCTCTTTTGAGCTTCGTGTGATGGCACATTATCTGTGGATTGTTCTTTTGCCATACCTTATTTCTTGCGAGGATTAGCGCTGGATGACTAAGACGATATTTCCTTTGGCGAGCATTGGCTTGTAACCTTCGTTTTTCACTGCCGCGATGTTTCCTTAAATACCAAGCATCGTAACAAGGCTCACACATCCCATGCGCCGTATGTTTTCTATCAGGATGGCAGGTAGGTATGCGTCCAGAACCTTTTACGGACATTTCACTTTCCTGTTTTAAGATGCTGAACGTAGGCCGGATTAGCGTAACGAACTGCGAAATGCAGCCAGAGCCACGACAATCCAATCATCGTATAATACCACGGAACGTACCTCGTAACCGCCTGTGTCAGCATCGGCGTGCGTGAATTGTGGTCGAGGCCGGCCCACAGTTCATAGCCAAGGAAGAAGCCAAACCAAATGGCCCACGGAAGGCATCGAGTGAACAACCAATTCATGCTTCCTCCAGCGTATCGTCTGAGCTGACTGGCGGGAATAGGTACGGCACATAGTCGCACTTGATGTATGGCTCGCTATTGTGCGTCGCCCCCTCTAGCACTGAACGCACTCCCGGCTTGAGCCTGTTATAGCTCACATGTACGATGCTGGAGCCGTTCGCGCCATGCTCAAGGATGAGCTGGTGGAATGGTAGCATGGAGTTTTCGCGCATGAAGTCAAAGATAGTCCTAGCGGGAATCAGGCTAGAGTAGAAGTCCGCCGCGCAATAGTTCTCAGTCGCTACATGCTCGCTATTGGGTTGGCCGTGAGCCTCCACGTTGGCTTCTGGCGAGCGATAGCCGGACGTAATGATGAGCGGGCTATCGACGTAGGCACGGACAGGCTCAAGGATGGTCTTGGCCAGTTCCGCGAAGGTAGGGATACATTGAGCCGGGACAGGTTCGTTCTTCTCGAACTCGTCAAGAACGAAATTCTGGCTGAGTTGGGTCATCTTTCGCTCCTACCAGCGCAATAATCGCAAAACACACTATGCACATCAGGGTGTTCCAATAGCTAGCTAAATCTTCCAAGAATCGCCAGTTCATGGCCCAAGCATAGTTCCAAGCCGCCAGCATCAGCCACAGGATGGCTAGTACCGAGTTCGGTATGTTCGCTGGCTGGCAGAACATGGATAGGCCCGCTATGGCGAATCCCAGCCCCTCAGCGAGCGCAATCCCTGAGTTGAGGTCCAAGTGCCCACCTAGCCCGATTATCGCTATGGCAGTCAGCAGCAGGGCGGAGATAGCCATTCCAGCGCGTGGCCTAGACAGCCAGACAGCCGCAGACAGGTCAATCGAGCGGGAGACACAGAAAGCAGCAGCATACTCCTTGCTGGAGTAGTCCGGCCAGGTCAGCGATGCCGCCTCTATTCCCATCGTGGCCACCAATTCAGAGAGGATATAGAGCTTTAGCCTAGTCTCCTGCACTCGAAGCAGCGCCACCAACAGCACCGCTATCGTCGCCCCCATTAGGTAGTCGAGTAGCATGAATCGCGTACTCCGTTCCAGCTTTGAAATAAGCAATATCCGCAGCGTCAGCAACAAATTGCAAATCATTGCCTTCGGCCTTGACGCATGTAGCTTTCAGTGTGGTTCCGGGATTATGTCCTGCCATACCAGTACCCTCTCTTTCCTAATCGCTCCCATTGATACCCAATTTAGCTGCAATCTTGAGCCTGAATTTATAGAAGTCATTGTTGAGTTGGTCGTAGCGCCGTCCGTGAACGCTCAAAGCCCTGTGCAAGTCCTGAATATCCTGACGATATTTGCCCGCTGCTTGCCCAGCCTGGAACACACGCATTAGCAATGCACCGCACAAGCCACCAACCATCGTCAGCAACGTAGCAAGCGCGATGCTTGTTATCATTGTTTGTCTTTCGCTGCAAGACCTGGTGAGGCTGTGACGCCTAGCTTTTCTCCTATACGCGCGGTGTCAATCTGTACTTGCCGCAACTGTTCCGCAGTTTTAATCTGAGCATCGCGAAGCTCATCGAGCTTGGCTTTGATGTCCTTGGCGTCTCCTTCATAGGGATTAGATTGGCGCATCAGCCCAGGAAGTTCTGCCTTAGTCACTACATCCCGCGTGGCAACGAAATAAGCACCAACGAGCGTGACCACGATGCTGCCCAGCGCGACTGCTACAGTTTTATACATCCCGTTGCCGTTGGTCATTTGCATTATGCCTCTACCGAAATGTTGTAAACAATCGAAGTTGGAGTAAGGGCAAGGATTGCTAGGATTCTAGCTGTTACGGTATCGTTCGCACTTACCCATGCGTGCCAATAGATACCAATACCAGGGTCGCCTTGCGGAGTGATTTTGACGTGATGCTGAGGCCGTGCGCCTGGAACTGTGACGGTCGCAGTAAGCACTTGCCCAGCGAGCAATGCCGAACCGCCTAGCGTGACGTTGTAGACTCCACTTGTGAAGCTCACGGACCGCACCGCCGAATCACAATGTAGGTCGAAGCAGCAACCGGCGTTCCGTTGAATGTAAACACAGGAGCCGTAGAAGAAAGCGTGCTCTGATTGATGAGCGTAGCTGTTCCGGTCCCACCTTCCATACGCATATCGCAAACGATTGTCGCTGCGGGTAGGGCAATTACTAGAGTGTCTGTAATAGTTGGATTTGCCGCTTGACCTGTCCCATTAGAGGTGATTGTCCAGTGGCAAGTCTGATTTATGCCTGCAACGGCTGTTACGGTCGCAGTGGTTCCAAAGCCAGCACTGAGAGCTAGTTCACCATTGGTACAGGCCGTACCGCCAACCACGCCGCTCGTAGAATAGTGACCGCCAAGCGCCGATAAAGCCCCGGTCGTTGAAAGGCTCGCCAATGGGTTGCCATTCACTACCGTATCAACGCGGTGGTTGGAGTTGGACCCCATTTGCACCGCGCCAGCAGATAGCGCCGCCACAATCGCAGTAACAGTAGAGGACACTAATGTCTGTTGCGTGGTAGCCGCTGAACCCATCGTGAAATTGATTTTGTTTGTTGGACTTGTGCTGGGCGGGGAGGCATACCCGAAATGATGAACTCCAGCCGCATCGAATTGGCTAGTGAATGCCTGCCGTGTGCTAGCCACAACCGACCCGCCACCACTGGCAGGAAGTGGATTCCCTGTCGCTACCGCTGTGGCATTGATTGGACCAGCACAAGTCCCCTGTGAAGAACAAGTAGGCAAGCCAGTGACGCTGTTCGTGTATGTGAACGTCGAGCCGCCATTACATCCCGGCGTCAGAACGGTGAAAGCCCCGTTGTAACCGTTGTTCACCAGCGGACTGCCGTTCACCACGTTGGCGATGGTGACTGTCTCTCCGGTCGTGAATGGACACGTAGCGCTTGTCGTAATCGTGACCGTACCAGCCGCCTCACTTGCCCCGGTAATCGTAAAGCCAGATGTAGTGATGTTGGAATCAATGCAGGTGAATGACGGGCTGCTGACTGTCTGGATTGGGCAGTCAATGTTGTAGCCCGATACGCCCATCCCTGTGATGTGCGCCACGCTGACCGGGCCAGTGGCCCCGGCTCCTGCGAAGTCTCCGCTGATGGCCGCATTGCAAGTAATCGTGATGGTATTGCCAACTTCCGAAGCTCCGTTTGGCGCAGCCAGCGGCGTGCAGGTAGTTCCAGCGGTAGTTGACCAAAACGCCTCAGTTTGTGATACGCCAGAATTAGCAGCCATCTCTCCGTATACGGTTCCCCAAGCTGGAGAATCAGAATAAAGCGGCCCATTGGCTTGTAAAGTGCTATAGCCTGCTCCAGCCCCAAAAAACTCACAGGCAATGACAGATGCAGCGCACCATCGGCCAGTAGTAGGTCTCGCTATGTTCGCCCCATGCCAGATGGCATCAGCCGTGTCGATCGTATCAGTGATGAACGCTCCAGTCTTGGCTCCCTTGCCTGCCGCGCTGGAGGTCATGCCGAGAAACGCACTGATGTTCTGTGACCCAGCCGCGATATTGAAAGTATTCATCGGGCTGTAATCGTTGGCGGTATCTCCAAACCAACCCGGAGTGCGAGCCGTCTTGAGCAAGTTCTGCATGGACTGAACAAGGTGGGTTCCGGTCCCTGTGAACGCGGAAGTAGCGTAGAAGTCTGAGGCAATAGGATTGACGCTGCCATTTACGCCGAAGCTGGCCGCATTTCCGAATATCGCCACGCAATTTGTGGCATTGTCAGTCTGCGTTCCGCCAGAGTTTGTCCCTTGGCAGGTCATAATATCTTCGCCTGCCGCGCTTGTTACCACGTCATACCCTGAACTGGTCTGTACGTCATTGCGATGTCCGACTGCAAATCCAGCGCCGTTGGCTACAGGTGGGGCACCGAGATTGAGGCTCGTTGTCGTGCAAGGCGAGTTGATACCGTAGGGTAGGCTGGTGAGTGCTCCAGTCCCTACACCGCAATAGTTACCAAGATTGATTGGGTTGACCGGAAGAACGGCAGGGAGGCCCGTACCAGTTATCAACAATCCTGTAACCGTCAAACCCGAACTGTGGATTGGAGAGCCTGTAACTGTGCCGCCGCTGGAAGAACTCAACCCGCTTTGATTATAGTAGGTGAACGTGTTCCCGCCGCCGCATCCGGCAATAACTTCGTAATTTCCATTGTAGAGCGCATTGCTCACGCCAGAGATGTTCACCACCATGCCGGACGTGTACAAACAGACTCCAACTGTAGTCACTGTTACGGTCACGCTTGACTCGCTAACCGTGCTAATTATTGAAATCGGCCCTCCCGTGAACGTGCCAGAGATGGAACCTGGGCCGGTTACACTCGACGCTGGCGGCGCTGGACTTCCAGCCGTGGAGAATGGCCCAAGATGCACATTCACGAAGGTTGCGCTATTGCCGTTGAGATTGCTCACTACGCCGATGGTCTGCGTTGACGCTGATGCGCTGCAATGCCCTGTGCCGGCTACCGTCGAGCTGATAGACACCTGATTGCCGAGCACGCAAGCGCCGTCCATTTGTACCAGCGGGTCGCCATTGGCCGTTATCTTGACCGTTTGCCCGCTATTCTGCGCCGAAGTTACCGCTACTCCAACAGCTCCCGTTGTGTCGGTAGTTAGCATGGGCACGACACGGCCAGTTGAATCTACCTTCACGATTTGCCCGCGATTGACAATGCTGCCGCTGGCCCAGTTCTGCGTCAAACCATCGGATGTCGTCTCGACATTCAATGGAGATTGCGCGAAAGCTGGGATTGCAAACAGAAACCAGATTAGAAGTCTTTTCATTAGGCCACCCATTCAAAAATTACAAGTCCTGCCGCTCCTGCTCCGCCAGCGTTATTTCCAACGCTTCCACCAGCCCCGCCACCGCCACTGCCATACCCAACTGCGGCTACTCCTGCTGTGTTCGCTCCACCACCAGCGCCACCACCACCCATAATGGACACTCCGCCTTCACCGCCTTGCGTAGATGTAATGCTAGGATTGCCAGGAGAGCCACCGAGGTTCAAATCCCCGCCCGTGCCAATCGCTGTTACTGTTGTTCCGCCACTACCATTTGCTACCGCGCCACCCGCTCCGCCTCCTGCTGAAATTGTTGTGATGATTTGAGTTCCCGATGCAACTGATGAGCCAGTACCGGCATTTCCACTTGCATTGGAAACTCCAGTTCCAGCAACCCCTATGGTTACGGTTAATGTATTGCTAGGCGTCAAGCCGGTAAACCATTTGATTCCAGCGCCCCCCGCTCCTCCTCCGCCTCCGCTAGTTGTTGAGTTTGCGCCGCCGCCAGCCCCACCTGCACCGATTACAGTGCATTTCACAACAGCAACGGGAATGGTGAATGTTCCGCTGGAAGTGAATATCTGCTTTTGCGGTCCCACGCCTACGATGCCGCCAATGATATTGTCCACCGTCCATTGCGTGACGCTCGCGGAGTTTTGCACCACAAACTTGTAGGCTATGTTGCTGGAGAGCCAAATATTTGCAAAACCCCCGCTGTCCAAGACAATAGGATTTGGGTTAGGTGTTGAACCAGTACTATCTGTAAATGTTGCTAATGGTGTTGTGGTCCCGGCACTATATGAAAAAATGAATCCCCCAGCGAGAGGGGCACCATTTGCACCGAAGAATTGTTGATGAGCAACGGGTGCTAAAGAGACGGCCATTATGGTATCCTATACGTATGCTGAGACACACTCCAATTGAAGAGCGATTTTGGAAGCATGTTTATAAGACTTCTGGATGTTGGTTTTGGATTGGCGGACTCAATGGGCATGGACGGAATACCTATGGCACATTCCGCACCGACCCAAAAACGATTGAAAAGAGTCATCGCGTTTCGTGGATGCTCCACTTTGGAGACATTCCAGCCGGTAAACAAGTTCTTCATACGTGCGATACCCCGCAATGTGTCCGCCCAGACCATTTGTTTCTTGGAGATAATTCGATAAATCAGCGCGATGCTTGGATAAAAGGTCGCCGTCATACCCCAGATAATAGAGGAGAGTCTCATGGTCTTAGCAAATTGACCGTTGCTGAAGTTAAGGAAATACGTCGCTTGTTTGTCCCACGAAAGCGTGGATGCGTGCTCGCACTTGCTAAAAAATTCAATGTCACTACCCCAACCATATATTCGGTAATCTCCAGGGCACGATGGGGCCATATTGCTTAGAATGCACCTTTCCGCTTGCTGTAGATTATGCCATCCAGGTTCGCGCTGATAGAGATGAATCGCGTCATGCGCTCCAGCTTGTGGTGATGCGCGCGATGGAACAGATAGGCGAGCACTTCCTGCCCAGCAACCTCGGCAGTCAGCATGGCCGTGATGCCCGCACAGGATTGTGTTGGCAGGAAGTCCTCATGGCCTTTGTGGGTGACGTTATAGCAGCTCTGCGCACTGTCAAAGGCTGAGAGCGTTACAGCCGCCGCTAGTTCTATCTTTGCTGGGCGGTCATAGAAGCGATGCTCGATTCTTGGCTGGGGCGCTGTCATGCAGCAGAAGAATAGAATAGCCAGGTTCATTGATTTTTCAGCCTTCGATTGATTTCATTCTTGGCTAGCTCGTCGCCCCAATCAGCAAGCAATTTCAATCTGCCCAATGGGGCTTGCGTCAAATCCCCAGCCCTTTTCAAGTCCTCAGCGTTTGGTTGCTCTCCCGGCTTAACGAGTCGCCGTGTTCTCGTAATCAAATCCTGCGAACTAGAACTTGCAGGAGCGGTTTCCGCGGGCACCAACCCGCTCGGACCTTTGGTAAATCCGAATGCTTCTGGCTGTTGTTTCATCGCCGCCATTATTTCTCTTCCGCGCATCTCGTAGAATTGAGCTACAGACGGCAGCGGCGCTCCCTTAGGCGGTTCAGGAATCCCAAAGGCTTCGGGTTGCTGCTTCATCGCAGCCATGATGTCCTTGCCGTGATTGGCATAGAACTCTTCCGCAGAAGGCAATGGTGCTCCAGTTTCCTTAAACTCTGGCTTATTGAACCATTCCAAAACATTGCCTTTGGTCGGAACTTTCCCCCCGCCAGCCGCATACGCTCCACCAGCTAAGGATCCGATGTCTCCACCAAGTTCTGGCTGGCCAACTAAACCCCCAGCTTCCCGACCCAGGAATTTGCCTGCCGCTGCTCCAAGAATCCCTCTGGCTATGGGATACAAAGGAGCCAGGCTGCGTGCCGCGATAGCTTCAACTCCCATGCCAGCAGTACCAATAGCGCCTAGTCCAGCGGCGGCAATGGGCGCTCCTTGAGCAATTTCCTCTTCTTCTCCGCCGCCTGCCGGTCGCGGCAATTTCTGAGTAAGCCTAGCCCAAGCTTCTTTCCATGTATGCGGCAGCCCCCAACCAGTATCGGGCTGCGCATTAAGTGGTGTGGCTTTGCTCATGTCGAAAAGCGGCGTAGGCGTAGAAATAGGAGTCGCCTTGCTCATGTCAAAAATAGGACTATTGCCCATCAGGGACAACTCCTAGGTCTTTGGTCCCTTGTGCGTTTGTGTAGTGCATCTTTCCGTCTTTTCCTGGGACCTTATGCGTTGCTTCTGGTGGCGGTCCTGTAGGTGACTTCTGCGCTGGCTTGCTAGCTTCGCCAAGGGTTGTAGTAGTCCCGTCCTTCGCAAGTATCGGAACATCATGCGCATTGACCCTTCCAAGTGAGTTTGTCTCTGGGTCTTTGTGGAGCTTGATGGTGTATTCCGCTTGCTTTTTGTAGCTGTCGTATTTCACGTCCTGGTATTTATCGATGAGTTCGCCCAAGTCCTTAGAAAGCTGTGGGCTGAGAGGGCCAGTCCCTTGCAGTTGCCCAATAGCTCCATTGATGCGCTCGACGAGCGAACCAGCGCCCTTCACGTCAGCAAACACTTGCGGATTGACGCGCGCAATGTCGCCGTTTGCTTTCATCTCAAATACAGCGGCTCCGAGAGGAGCGAGGGAAGCCGCTACCTGATTCCCTGCTAGACCTTGCGCGATAGCTGTCTTTACAGCATCGGCTTGACGTGAATACTTGGCATAGTCGTCGCCTTGCTTCTGTAGGTTCTCTAACCCTTGCCGGCCGGTAGCATTGGCACTCTCTGCCTGCCGTCCTAGCAAGGCGCGGTAATTAGCTTGCTGCTGTTCGTACTGAATAGCTGGAGTGACTTGGCCGGCCTGCTCAGTTTTCTTTTGCGCTTCTGCTGTCAGGGCTGCATTCTTGGCCTGTTCTGATGGCACAAGCGCCGCCGCCGCTTGGCCACGTAGCAAAGTACCAGCAGCAGATTGTTCCGTCGCGGCTGTTTTGCGCCTTTCCAGTTCATTGGCAAGGTCTTTGGCGTGTCCCAAAGTAGATGCCAAATGCATCGACATGCTTTCATCGCTGTAATTGCCGCCGAATCCCTGCAACACTTGTGCTGCTTGCTGTGCGCTTATAGACCCATTTGTGACCAACCCCCCCAGCCCGTTTTTAAGCACGCTCTCTCGTTGCGCTGGGTCTGGTATCTTTTTAGCTGAATCATAGACGCCGCCTATCAAATCGTTTTGAGTAGCTTGATTTGTTAGCTGGTCAGTCTGGAGCTTGGCCATCTTGGTCTGCTTATCAAGCAAAAGATTCGACAGGGTAAGAGCGGTCTGTGGGCGCACGCCACTCAGTACTTGCGGGTCTTGTAGAACAGCCCCTAAGTCGCCATTGTTACGCGCATAGGCAGCCATCAAAGTCTGCTGTTCCTGTTGTGCTTGGCGAGCGTTCTGGAGTTCAAGCTGGCGCATTTGGTGCTCTTGCTGGCCAGCCTGTAATTGCTGCACCCCTGCAAGTTGCTGAACCGGAGATTCCGGCTGTTTAATCATCAACGCGGGGAAGCCGCCCATTTATGCCCTCAATGCTTCTTTCAAGAAACCATCAAAAAGTTCCTGAGTTTCAAGACGCAATTTCCTGTCCGTTCTAATAGCCGCTGCCCATCGCTCGCCAACTTGTTTGTAGAATAGCCAGAATTGCCGCATTCGCGGAGTGTCGCGCAGCCAATTCCGAACCGCAAACCACTTGGGCGTATACCATCCATAAAGTTCTCCAGCTACCCAACAAGGTATATAAGTACCGCCGTTAGCTGCTGCTGGGATACTGCCAGCTTCTGCTAATGGGTTGCTACTGCCAAGCAAGCCAGCTTGCTGGAGCATCAAGTACTGGCTGATGTTCCCGATTCCGCCATTCAAGGAGTTGGCTATCCCAGCATAGCCCGAAGCCGTAGCTGCCCCTGCGTTCTGTAGCGAGTTGCCTACTTGCTGCCCAGTAGAGGCATTGATGTTGGCAATGTTGGCAGAACCTTGCTGCCCTAACTGGCCAAGCTGAGAGGCAGTAGTCTGCCCAACGCCAGCCAATGCCGCTAACCTGTTAAACGTATTAGCCTGGTTTCCCTGGAAGATGTTGTATCGTTGCTGGTATTCGGTTAGCGCCCGATTGTAGACATTAGAGTATTCGTTGCTGGCATAGTTCTGGGCGTACTGCTCCAAGGCTTGGCCAGTATTGCCTGATAGCAGCCCTCCTTGCGCCGCCGCTGAGTTCTGTAGGGCTTGCTGACCCTGCTGGAGCCGAAATTGATAGCCAGGGTCATTTTGCTCGGTTGCCGCCGTGGGAGCTACAAAGGGCTGATTGAAGCCTTGAAGTAACGAACCATAGCCTATCTGCCCGCCAGCGGGAATAGAAGTAGTGCCGCCCTGGGCATTGCCTACCTGATTCGGAGCGGTTACAGAGCCTCCTGGGATGCTTCCCCCGCCTTCATTGGCATAGAGCAAGGCGCTGCGCGGCCCACCAGCAACCCCTCCTACAGTTTGCTGCGCTGGAAGGCCGCTTAAGCCATTAATTCCAGGCGGTCCTGTCCCTATCGGCGCTGCTCCTGGGGCCGCTGGTGCCCCTTGTGGCGTGATTCCTAGACCTGTCTCCAGTTGACTGAGAGCACCACTACCAGCCGCCAGCCAAGGCGCAAAGTTCTGTTGAGTAGTGTTGAACTGATTCTGCTGCTGGGCTAGTGATTGCTGGCCTAACTGGTATTGCAGGTTGGCGGCGTTAGTAGCTGCGCCAGCTTGCGCATTGGCAGCGCTGGAAGCCCCGACAGAGCCAATGATTGACCCGCCAAGGCCAAGCAGTCCAATCGTTAGCAAGCCGCCGAATGGCACGCTATAAGCTCCTTAATCTGCGCGGTCTGCTCTGTCACCGGCCCATATTTTGCGAACAGTGACCGTTCGAAGTCATTCTTCGGGAAAGAGAAGTACACTGGAATCCCTTTGGTGAGCATACCCGATTCCAGCATTTCCCGAAGCGAATATGTGTACTTTTTGCCGCGATAATCGGGATGGACCCAGGAACCAGCAGCATGGAAAGCTGCTTGCACACAAGCAAAGCCTACAATTCTCTCGCCATCGCGCAGAATGGAAGCCAGTGATGCACCAGGAACTAACTGGACATTCCCCAGCGAACGCGAGAGCTTGTCCAGCTCTAGGATTTGCTGCCCTTCGATGATTTCTATGTTCATCAGAACGCTACCAGGGCGATGCGCTTCCATGTCCCATTCCCAAGGTTAACATACAGGAAACTGCCATCCGTTTGCATCGAAAAAGGGATATTGGCGATTCCTGCCGTAGCCGCCGAAGAGGTCGCCGGCGCGGTAGACGATACCGGCCCTTCCACTCGTTGCAAAAGTCCATTCAGTTGCCGCTGCCAAGAATCTGTGACTTTGCCATCCTTGTCAGCAATGGGCGAGTTGTACTGAAATGGCGAAACTTTCGGCGGAACACTCATGCGATTTTAGCGTACTTGCTCACCAGACGCTCCTCCACTTGATAGGCTGGAGTTGCTTTCAAGTAGCTGTCTATGACGCGCCAAGGTATCGGGTCGCTGCAAGACACTTCATAGATTCTCTGCCGCGAGCGTCCTAGCCTGCGCCATACCGCGCGTGTCTTGTACTTTCCTGCCTGCCCGACACCGACAAAGTACTGATTAGACCAGGTACGCCCGCCATCGTCTGACCAGCGCAGCATCAGTTGCGGGTCGCGGGCATTGCCGCTGCCATCGAGCAAGGGCGGGATAGGCCCAAGCCCAGCTTCTAGGTCTACTTGCATCTCGTGATGGAATACCCATTCTTTTTCTAGATTGATGTGCGGAGAGCGACGCAAACGTTGGATGGGATTGCCAAAGTCATCGGCAAAAGTCCAAGCCGAGCCGCTGGCGGTAGGAATCTTCATTTGGTAGATGGTCGCGCTATTCCAATCACCTACCAAGTGAGTATTGGTTTGTTGTACAAAGGCATGGCAATTGCTGCGATGCGCGGAAAAAGTTCCGTCTGAATTCAAAAAAGCTCTCTCATGCCACAATCCTGTAGCCGCGTCATAGAGCCAAGTCGCTCCCTTGCCACCATTGGCTGAGGGGAAATAAAGCTGATAGAAGGAATGGCCTTGGTCCTGATAGCTGAAGCCTACAGCATCAGAAATCTGGCTGTAGCCTTGCATGGCATATTCCACAGCATGGTTGCTGACTCGTTGTGGTGTGTAGCCGTTCGCTCTCCAAACCATCGCTTGTCCGCGAGAATCTCCGCCGAGCCAGAAGATGCTATTGTCCATCTTTGCCGGTGAGTTTAATGCAGCACAGCCCTGCTCCATCATGCTTCCCTGGATGACATCGAATGGGAAAGGACTATTGCCGGAATCAAAATAGACCACGGAATTCTCCGCACCGAGCAACCAAACCTGCCGCTGATTCACAATCATGGAAACCACATTGCCGGGGAATACGGATACCTTGGTTGTGGAAGTTCCCAGCCAAGTCGTCGCATCTAGTGGAGCAGAAGCATAAATTTGATTGGACCCAGCGTTAAGCGCGAGAAAGAATCCGTCGCAGTAGGCCACCTGCGAGACAGGCTTATTATTGAAATTCGCCAGCGACACGCCCGCAAGTGTGGTGGCTACCAGGTCATAGACGTAGACGTTTCCTGTAGCAGCGATTAGGATTTGCGTCGGTCCCGCAGCCATTGAAACCGGAGTGTCATCGTTTGGTACAAGGCCAAGCCCAGGAGCCACTATCGAGGTATTTCCCACTGGATTTAGTTCAAAAAATTGCGGACCGAACACCGTGAAAATCCTGCTCGTTCCTATAAATCCAAAAGGGATGGTATTGAGCTGATTAGTGCCAAGTAGCCCACGGCAATTCCTTGGGTGTCCCGCAGTAAAATTGCTTGCCAGATAAGCAGTAGCCAATCCCGGTGTCGGATACAGCGCATAGACTGATTTGCCAGCAGCTTCCAGGCGCTCTGGATACCAGTTCAGGCAGCGCTCATCATCCGCAGCGGGAGACTGCGATGTGTAGGAAGGTCCCACGAAGGAATATCTTGCTATGGCGCACCTACCCGAAACATGCCATAATACCCAGCATGGAAACTTGGAAACCTGTAGTTGGATATGAAGGCGTTTATGAGATTAGCGACCTCGGCCAAGTAAAGCGTATTAGCGGTTGGTCTGACGGCAGGAAAACAAAACCTATCGGCATCCTTAAAACAGGACGCAAAAAAAGATACGCCACTGCTGTTCTCCACAATAAGAAGCTTGGAAAGCAAAAGCAGTATCCAGTTCATCGATTGGTTCTCGCTGCCTTTGTTGGGCCACTTCCATATGGACACGAAGTGAATCACAAGAACGGCATTAAGCGCGATAATCGCCTTGAAAATCTTGAATACGTAACGCATTCAGAAAACCAACTCCATTCTTATCGAGTTCTCAATACCCCGACACGCCCAGGCTCCAAACATCACAATGCTAAAATCACCGAAGATGAAGCTTTGGCAATACGCGCACTGCATAGACGCGGGTGGAGTGGTAAGAAATTGGCGCAAGAATTTGGTATTGGGCCATCGACCGTCTGTTGGATTGTGAAGCGCAAAGCGTGGAAGCACGTGTAATCCTATTATCTGCGAAGTATATATGTATCACTTCGCCAATCGTATGCTGGCCAGCTCGTCTGACCGCTCAAGCCTGGGTCGCAGCGCAGCACTGGTGCTGGCAAATTGATGTCCTTCAGCGCCTCCAATGTACTAGCCGCGACAGCAACAAGTTCTGGCCGCAGCGGCGTGCCTGGAAATTCAGTCGCTAATCGTATCGCTACGTTGTAGCGAAGTGCCTCCGCATAGGCTGGCGGGAAAATGATGTCCGTGGTCGCTAGGTCGGGAAACGTAGTCAGCGGATTCCATGAATAGATGACGCAGTTGCAGGCCAAGCCGGGGATTATCCAGAAGTTGAGCGTCATTACTGGCGGATTGCCTACAAAGCCATAATCGGGATAGCAGAACAGCGGATAGGAACCGGAGATATTCTTTACCCTTACGTTGGCCCAGCCATCGAAGTCCAGCAACGTAATCGGTATTTCGCTTGGCTGCGTGGGGTTGCTGAGAATCTGGCAGCCCATGCGTTGAATCTTGGCTGGCCGAACCATGCTGAAGTTCCCGCCAGTGCCGAGCGTGTAGGTTTGCTGGCCAAGAACGAATGGGAAGATGTTGATGTTCTCGCTGAAGATTTTCAGGCCGTCTGCCTGCCAGGTGTCAATCATCTGCTGGAGAATTAGCAGTGCGTCGGCAGACTCCGCCCCTGATAAGGTTTCGCCGGATGCCACAATCCCCACCAGCCTCGCGGCGCTAGAGATCAGGTCCAGTGCCTTCAAGTTGCCCCTTTACCCTTTACCTCTTTTTGAATACTTCGTGGACGTGATTCGCTGGCTTCAGGCCATGCAGCGCCGGCAGAGAGTTGCCACTTGGCTGTTCGGCCTTGATAGCCGCTAGTTTGTTGCGCCGTGAATGCTGTGCGCTCTGTACTTGCTCATCTACGCGCACATTACGCTCTAGCGCGGCGGTGTGATGGTTTGCGGGCACGGACAGCTCATGTGCGGCGTTAACGGTGATTCCGCCTTGCTTGATTTGCGGCATCAGTCTACCTCCACAACACGCTCTGGCAGGTTCAGCTTGCTCGGATGGTCCACCCAGCCATTCTTTGTCAGGTGCGCTTCGTCCTTTTTGCAGTCTGCCTGGTCAATGGGCGTGGGGAATTGCGGGTCCCAGCCAATAGGCACAAAGCAAGTTGTGTAGGGATAGACGATGTTCACACCCTTGTCGCTGCCGTGGCCGGTTACTTGGCCTTGATAGCCATTCTCGATTGCCAGAGCATACGGCATCGGATAGTTGGGGTTTACGCGGTCGCCTTTATAGATTGGCTCGGCTTCAGGGTCCACTTTGCCATCCTTCAGCTTGTGCTTGACCGCCAGCTTATACATCACCTTCGGATAGACAGCCCATTCCTCGCGGATTTGGTCGGCGTAGAGCTTGTCCGTTCCGGTAATGTAGGGCGGTTTTGGGTCGTTCTGCTCCATTGCGCGAATCTGCGCATCCGTGCGGCCTGCTGAGTCGCGCGTTTCACGAATCAGCACCATCTCATTATTGCGCGGCTGCATTCGTACTACTGGCATTGGTCCTCCTTAGAGAAGTCGCTGGACAGCGATAGAGAACGTCGCTGCGCCAGCGGTGGCTGCGGAGCCTGTTACTTTTGGCGTGTAAGTAATCGCCGCCGTGCCATTGGAGCGGAACGTGTAGGCTCCGAATACCGCCGTGCCGGCAGTAAGCGTCGATGTGGTTACCACGATTGGGCTTTGCGCCTGCACATCATCGGTATATCCAAGCGTGATGTTGGCCGTGGTATTGGTGACAAACGTTGTCGTTAGCACCATGTAGATGTTGACTTCATACACGCCAGCTGGGGTGGTAGCAGGCAGCAGAGTTACCGCAGTTGCCGCATTGAATACAGCAAAGCCCTGCGTGAGCTGCGAAGTCGCTGCCACCAAAATATCATTTGCCGCAGCGATGGCGTTGACCTGCGTCATTATGTCGTTGTCGAAGCATCCCTGCTTGACAATTGGAGTGTAGAAGTTGGCCGGTACTGCTGCCGGTGTGATAGGCATTTATGCCAACCTTAATGGATACCAGAGAGCCGCGCCGCTAGAAGTATCAAGGATGAAATCAACTGCGCTGCCCCCTGAAGTGGCTGTCCCGGTACGCGCGAACGCCACGCCCGTTCCGCCTCCGCCAGAAGTCCAAGCGCCAGCACCGTCAAAAATAATGGTGACGCGCGTGCCGTTGACGTAATTCTCTTCCGAGTTAGGACCGCTCTGGCTCAAGAGTGCAGAAGTAGGCGGTTGCATGTTGGTGATACCAGTTGTCCCGCTCACGTGGAACAGCGAGCTGGGAGCAATGATGCTGGCCGCAGAAGCGATAACCGGCCCAGCAGTCTGGAAGCCGATGTCCGGCTGCACGATTTGGAATGCCTTAATTGCAGGTACGAAGTTCTGGAAATCGTAATTCGTTCCAAAAATGACGTTGGTTAGCGCCGGATGAGGCATGGCGCGAGTGCCCAGCATCCCACGCTTTACGTTGACCGGCGAAACACCGGAGCTAAATGTGCCGCTGATAACCTGCATCATCTCCTGGTCCGCTAGCACATAGGTCTGAATGCCCACAGCGGGGTTGGTGGCGGCTTGGAAAATCGAGGCTGAGAAGCCTGTCCCTACCGTCACTGAGAACGAAGTATCGGTTGCCAGCATTGCAGCTGTAGTCGTTGTATATGCAAAGGCCATGTCGTCTCCTTATGCCATCACGCGGCAAGCAGTCTCGCCGTAGAGTGTCGCCCAGCCATATAGCACGTCAAAGCGCCCTGGTAGACGGTCAGAGTTGATGTCGTAAGCCTTAATGTAGCGCATGGAAAGCCCAAGCTGGTCGCTCGATTTGCGCTCGGCCATGATAACGCCGCCAGTCGGCAGAACCATGTCAGCCATGCCCAGGGTGAAGCTGCCTTTGTGGAAGCACAGACCTTGCGGTGAGTTTGTTCCGGCCGCGCCAAACACATTGATGGAAGCGCCTGCGGCAGGGGCTGCCACTACGTTCTGGAACGGGCCGGAAAGCACGATGGCGGGAAAGATATTCGCGGTAGCAGCGCCGCCCGATGAAGTTACGTCTGCTGTCAGCGTGAAGCATTGCAGCGACCCTGTGGAAGTCTTTTCCTGCGGGTTGACCGAATAGCAGCCGGTTGCTCCTGACCCGATGGTAAAGACGTTGGCCTTCTTGAATAGCGCGGTAACAGACCCAGCATTGGAAAGCACTAGCGATGAGCCTGACTGCCCACCAGCGTTGATAGTGATGGTTGTCGCCCCGTTCAAGGCTCCCACAGTGTTGATAGCGACGTTCTGGTCCATCGCCCAAGCTGCGCCGATAGCGTAGCCCATGTATCCTTCCTCGTACTGCTCGCGGATACGTTCGCTGGACTGGAACAAGCCCTTGAGAGCGTCGACGATGGGAGGCTCCATCGCCTGGTTGATGATAATCGCGCGAGGCGTCTTGGCAGCGGCGTTATCATTCAACTTCTGCATGGCTTGCAGGTAAGTGAGCAAAGCGTTGGGCGGAGTGCCGGGAGTTC